GTGAGGCAGATGCCACGCTCTACAGGTGTGATTGTGGGGGAATCTTTTGTGCAGATAAAGACCAGAACCCTGCCATCTACCAAGGAGGGACTAGAGATGTTCGGACTATGGGAGGGGTATGATTATGTAGTAGGCAGGAGCGGGGTATCTATGGGATTCGAGCGACCATTCCAAGCGCCTGACAGCTGGAATAATGTAATTCATTTCAGAAATGGCGCCATTGCTGTAATGGTTTCGCTGGACAATCCCAATTCAGGAAGGGGGTTGAATTCTTATTGGGTAATGGGCGACGAGGCTGTACTGCTTACCTACGACCGATTATTCAATAATGTTTTGACAACGAATAGAGCCAAGAAGGAAATATTCAAAGGTAAATCTATGCTTCATGCCGAGATATTCGTTTCTTCCGTGGCTATGACCAAGAAGGGGGAATGGTTTACTAATAGGGAGAAAATGGCAATAGAAAACCCAAAAGAGTATACCTTTATCAAAGCATCTTCGAAAGTAAATATCCACAACCTAAAGCCTGGCTGGATAGAGAAGATGAGAAGAGAGGCGCTTTCAAAGACTATGTTTGAAGCTGAGATATTGAACATCCGCCCTGGGAAGATTGCAGATGGCTTCTATGCACAGCTGAGCAAAAAGAATTATTATAAGTATAAATATGATATTGATGCTTTGGGGGATTTGACAGAAAACTATGTGCCAAGCAGTAAGTATGACACTGACCTGGTGCGTGGTGTTCCGTTACAATTCAATTTGGATTTCGGGGGAAGAATTAACTGCGGGACAGTATCGCAGTATCTAGAAAGCCAAGGAGAGATAAGGTTTATCAAGGAGTTCTTTGCAAAGAACCCTGATAAACTTTCCGATATGGTTAAGCAGTTCATCGACTACTATAAACACCACCAATCCAGCTGTAATGTAGTGCATCTGTATCATGACCGCTCTGGTTACAAGTCTGAGGCAAATTCCAAGACTACATTGGCAGAAGATGTAGAGAATGCGCTCCGTTCGGCTGGCTGGATAGTGATTAACCAGACACCGAACACGAATAATCCCGAGCATATACAGAAGTTCAGATTGATTAACGAAATTCTTTCCGAACAGAATCCTCGGCTTCCTATTGTTAGGATAAATGAAAATCAGTGTCCGAACTTGATAATATCAATGGAGAATGCACCGCTGACAAGTGATGATGCCTTTAAGAAAGACAAATCCTCCGAGCGAAGCAGTACAATTCCACAGGAACACGCCACTCACTTTTCGGATACGCTGGATTACTGTTTGTTTTGGCAGTTCGGTTATCTTTTGGATTACGACTACTCCGATTCCTTTATTATTACCAATATTTAAAACCTACAGAGTCTCCTCATTCCGAGGGGATTTTTTTGTTTTTGGCTTTCCAGCATTTCGGGGAAGTCCCTTTCATATTTCGGTAAAAAATAAAACTGCAATTGTAGAAAAAACTAAGGCGGCTCGTGGGTTAATTCGCACACTTTGAGAAAAAAACAAAAATTTCATCGGTTAATAGTTTGATAAACAAATGATTAGTTTCAAAATTTTGAGAAAGAGCCTTGTTTTTCGGTGTTTTTTGGTGTGTCTTTTATGCTTTCAGTGTGTTGTTTGATATTTGCGGTATGGAAAAAACGCTGTTTTTATCTGATGTTCTCACGGAAATGAAAAAAGTAGATGCCCGCAAAAATCCTGTTCCTTTTTCTCTAAAAATTAGAAGTTTTAACCTGCAAAATAAAACGGGGGGGAAATTGATAAGTTACGAGGATGCGGTTCTGCTTCGTCCTCCTGCGAAAAAAGGGGCGGTAAGGCTGGCGGATGAAACGCCCTTTAAAAATCCTAACCACTGGGAAAATCGCACCAGGAATATCAAACTAAAAAACGGCGAAATAAAGAAAATTCATATTATTTTCATTGAGGAATTTAACGGCAAAAAGGTGATTTTTTAATAAAAAAATAAATAAAAATGCAGAAAATAGACAATGACACCTATATAGTAGGGGGTAATTCTGTGGTGAGTTTTAGCGGTGCTGCCAAAGGTGCCAGCGCTGAACCTCACAGTGTTGCGAAAATAAACGCATCGGCTACGGATTCCAATAACTGGTGCAACTGGGGCGATGATAACCAATATCCTAAACGCCTGATGGAAAAGGTGGCGATGGTGGGCGCTGCTTTGGGCGGATTGGAGGTGCTTACTTCGGCTCATTATGGGCTGGGGCTGAAGGTTTTTGAATTGATAGAAACCGAGGGCGATGCAGAGTTTAAGGAAAAAATTCCCAGCAGTGAGCCAGATATCTATGATTTTTTTGACCGAACGCAGTTTGAATTGGTATTGAGCGATTTGGTGGCGGATTTCGAGTGCTTCGGTATCGCTTTCCCAGAATTTTTGCTGAGTCCAAACGGCGAAGAAATTATTTCTGTATCGAGACAGCAGGCGGGGTTCTGCAGGTTTGAAAAGCCCAAAAACGGCATGATAGAAAATATCTACATCAATTCTGCGTGGGGCGAAACGGATTTTAACGAAAAAGATACCATAAAGGTGCGATGCTTCGGGCAGAATTTGTCCATGCAGGAAATCAAAGACTACTGCAAGGCGAAGAAAATCGGCAAATTCATTGTTCCTATTGTCAATACCTTGATGATAGAGAAAGTTTATCCATCAGTCGGCTGGCATTCTTCGTTCAAAAACGGCTGGATGGATGTAGTTCTGTCCGTTCCAGAACTGAAAAAACGAATGTTTGAGCAGCAGTTTAATTTTAAATATATGATTCATATCGCTGATGATTTCTTCATTCATAGATACGGAAAGGATGAGTGGGCGAAGTTCGACAGTGAGCTGAAAAATAGATACCGAGAAGAGCTGGTAAACAGCATAGACAAAGAGATGACGGGGAATAAAGGAAGCGGAAAAAGTTTGATTTCTCCATTTTTTAGGGACAAAAACTCGGGAGAGCTGATAAAGGGAATTCAGATTGAGGAGATTAAGCAGACACAGGCTGGCGGTGATTTTCTGCCCGATGCCAGCGCAGGAAACTCGGAGATTTTGTTTTCTATGGGGGTAGATCCAGCCCTGCTGGGTGCGGGCGTTCCTGGTGGAAAAAACTTGAGTGGTTCTGGATCTGATAAACGGGAGGCATGGACGATACTTTGTGCGAGGCTTCCGAGGAAACATGCCCGAACGCTTTGGGTTTTCAGATTGATTCAGAAATGGAATAACTGGAACAAAGATCTCGTGGCGAAGTTCCCGAATATCAATCTGACAACTTTGGACAAAAACCCAAATGGACAAGTGGCAGTTAAGAATTAAATTACCAAAAGTAAAAGTTTCGTAATCAGTGCGGAAAATATAGTAACAATGGAAAAAATAACAGAGCAGAAAGCCAGAGAGCTGGTGAGCTTTCCGAAGAATTTTGATTTTGAATTGATAGACCAGCAGTATGGATTTGAGAGAAAGATTTTCTCCTTGGTAGACAAAGAAGTATTCCAAGAGCTGGAAACCTCCAATCCCACGGCTTATAATAATTTGGTAACGGCGGGGCTTCATTACAGCTTTGTTTTGTCGCTTCCGAGGATAAAGGTTCATCTGAGTAACTATGGTATCAACCAATATGAGCAGGGAACGACCAAAAACGCCAGCTGGTGGGATGTTCGTGACTTGGCTTTGAGTTGGCTCAGAAAGGCAGATTTTTATTTAGCAAAAGCCTTGAATCTTTTGGCGGAAAAACAGGAATTGCCTTTTTTCAAGAGAAGTTTCTCGCTTTTGCCGTTTTCTGAAACGAGATATTACTTCGGAGAAATTTCTCCAGAGGTTTATTTGATGCTTTCAGATTTGATGCGTGGTGCTTTGGATGAGTTTCTTTCCAAAATGAAACCTTGTGAAGCAGATGTTCTTCTGGGCGATGATGTGCTGAAAAATTTAATAAAAAAATACTGTATTGATAGATCAAAAGCAGATGCCACAGCAGAGCAGGGCTATCTATTTACCAGCACAGGCATCGTGGTGCAGTATGAGGAATTGCCGTGGCAAAAGTCTGTAGTGCTTACAGATGAGGAAAAAATAAGATTCCAGGAAGGTCATCTGAGGGGAAGCGAAAGGTATCTTACGCAAATATGGGATTATCTAAGTATATATAGGGACAAATTCCCTTGCTGGAATGCGGAGGACTCTCAGCTAAAAGTCCCTATCATCGCAAAAAAAGGAGGTCTTTTCTTGTAATATCTTGTCTTTTTTTAGCACCCTGCGGGGTGCTATTTTTGTTTTTGTGATTACAGAAATACATACAGAAGATTTGCATTATTGTCCAAGCACAGAGGTGTTTGGAGGTATTTTGGTGAGGCTCTACTATGCTTCTGTTTCAGACTTTGCAAAAATGGTTCTTCCCGAAGCGGAGGGCTACGAAGACAGCAGGATAATTTCTAAAGGAAATATTTTACTCAAACATGGGAAACGCCTAAAGGCTGTGGATGTTTATCTAGACCAAGGTTCTCTATCGGAGAAGGTCACTGGCAGTGCAAAGAGATGGAAGCAGATGAGCGAGCTTTCGTTTCAGCTGACAGGAATGACGCCTAGAAACCTTGGTTTTCTTTCCCAGACGGGAAATTCTGGGCTGGTGTTTTTTGTCTCGGATAGTAACGGTAGAGTGTGGGTTCTGGGGAATCTTAGGAATGCTGCATACCTTACCAGTGGAGATGCTACTTCTGGGAAGAAATTCGAAGAGGATAATATGGTAAATTTCACTTTTTCAGCCAATACAGGGCTGTATGAATATGCAGGAAGCATCGCTGAAATAGGAGAGGAGGCGGAGAAAAAACAAGTAGGAGGATTCTCCAGAGGGTTTAGTAAAGGATTTAGAATATAAAGGACTATGAGCAATTTAACAACATTAGAAGAAATCAACCAACTTCTTCCCGACAATAATAACGGAGAAATTACAGAAGCAAAATTAAGACAGAGTTTTGAGAAAACTTTGTCTGAAATAGATAGAAAAGCGGATTCGTCTAGGGTAGAGAGCATAGAAAGGGCGCTTCCTCTAGTTGCGACCAAAGAGGAACTGAAAGCTGTTGAAAATAAAATAAATAGCGGAGGCGCTACACCTACACCTGCTCCAACTGTAAACAACAAACTCGCTGGGAAGAAGATTTCGTTCATGGGTGATTCTATTTCTAATTTCGGCGATACTTCTGCTGAATATAATACGACCACAAAATATACCTTTGATGATACTTGGATAGGGCAGTTTTTGCAATTAACAGGAGGAACCAAAGGAAAGATAGATGCTATTTCAGGCACTACAATGCAGGCGATAACACTAGATGGTGGAGCAATCTACAATACTACACTAGGAAGGGTTGAACTTTTGCCCGAAGACAGCGACTATATTTTCATTTTTATGGGCGCTAATGACCAGCGGAATGATGGCTATAGAGGTCATAAATTAGGGACAATCCGACCGAAAGGAACGCTGGGGAATTTTGATAATACAAACCCTAATTTCCTTGAATTTACTGGAGCTTACCAATTATATTTAGAGAAAATTTTAAAGCGACACGCCAAGGCTGAAGTAGTTCTGATGACGCCGCTTAAAGCTTTTAGTCAAGGTACTGAAGTAGACCTAAACAAGGCATCCGACCAGTATGCAGAGAGGGTTATAGAGATAGCCAAACTATATGGTCTCAAATGGATTGATGCCAGAGAGGCTGGGTTTACCAACTACAACCACCAGCTGTTCTTCTCTGATGGTCTGCACCCGAACAAAGCAGGGCACAGAAGAGTAGCCAGACTTGTGACAGAGAAGGTTTTAGAATTTGGGGTTGTGAGTGATTCTTCTTCAGCAAGTTCAGCGGAGATAGTTATAGGCGGAGCTAATCTTCTGAAAAACACAGCGCTTCCAATGTTTGTGCCTAATGGAGCAGGGACAGGAACATCTGTGATTATGAGTGATGCTTCAGGAAGTTTTGTGCGATATACTCCTGATGCAGATAAGGTTGTTTCGGTTTATGGTTTGTTTTTGGAAGGGAGTAATTTGGGTAATCATTCCAAAAGCATGGATTTTAGGCACTCACACACATCAAATGTTACAATTTGGGGACAAAGCATACCTCCGAATAAATGGACAAGAATAAAACAAGAGAGTTTTACAAATTCGACGGGTTGGACGGTTTTCACCTGTGATATAGCGGGAGTGGCTGTAGACATTAGAAATTTTAAAATAGAAAAAGGAACAAAGGCAACGGATTGGACACCGCATATCTCTGAATACAAGCTTGGTGTTTCAGATGATATGATAGACATTGTTCTGCCTTGGACGCATGAGCTAGAAGTTCCCGTGGAGATTAATGGGGATAACGACCGAGTGATTTACAGACTTCCAAGAATAGAGAGTATCGCTGAAATACTGGAGTTTAGATTTATCCAGCGAAATGGAACAGTTACCGAAATAAAAGGCTTGAAAGTAATAACGACCAGCACAGGTAGAAAAGGAGTTCCATTAAAGGCAGCGGAAATAGGAGACCCAGTGAAAGTGTATGTAAAAGCTTTGTTGAAATAGAATAATAATTTAAAAAATATGAATATAAAAGAATTTATTGTGGACAACCTGGTGTTGTTATACAAAGGAAGTTTTTCGCAGAAGTTGTTGGCATCAGCACAGTTGTCACTAGCGCCAGCGGCAGCACTGACTCTCACGGAGCGAATCAGTGGATGGTATGTAGAAAGTGAATTTTTCTTGTTCTGCCTGTGCGTGGTTTTAGCGATAGACCATGTTTTAGGCAGTTATGTTCATTGGAAAGTTCACAACGATTTCACTTTCAAGGAAAATCTGAAAGGATTGATTACCAAAT